GATTGTACCGCAAGTACATGCACCGGGTGGCCGGGGAAGTGGCCCTCACGGAGTTCGGCGTGCCGGGCGCCCGTGGTGTCCGTTACCTCCGGGAAGCCGTGGTCCTGCACAAGGACCCGGCCGAGATGGCTACTGAGGAAGAGCTTGCCGCGTTCGACCGGCTGACTGCCCAACTCCTGGGCCGCCCGGTCCCGGGTGAAGTGGTCTCCCAGACCGCGACTACGTTCCGCCTGTTCGCCTCCATGGCGCGCCTGGGTGGGGCTGGTATCACCCAGTTCCAGGAAGTCTGGAACGCCGTGCACCATATCGGCCTGCGGTCCTCGCTTGCTGCCCTGTCCCAACTCCCGCGCATGATCGGGGAAGTGGGCCGGCTCAAGAAGGGCCAGAAGGTTGGTGGGGTGCTGGGCGATCTGGCCACCCTGGGCGGGGAAGTGGGCATGCGGGACTACTATCTGGTAGCTCCGCTCGACGCCCCGGACCAGCGAAGCCTGACCCATGGCGATGACGTGGGTATCGTGGGCCGCCTGATCCGGGCTGGCTCCCACATCCAGCAGCGCATGTCCTTCATGCAAGGCATCCACGCTGCCCAGCACCGGAGCATGGCCGAGCAGATTCTCCTGAAAGCGGCCAAGATGCTGCGGTCCGGGGAGTTCCTCAAGCCGGAGACCAGCAACAGCACCGTGGCCAAGAGCCTGCGGGATATGGGGTTCTCGGACCGCCTGATCACGCAGCTTGCCGCCACTGTCGACCAGTGGGCTACGTTCGACCCGCAAGGAAACCTTGTGAAGCTGGATGTCACTATGATGCCCAGCCGAGCGGATGCCGAAGAGTTTATGCAGGCCATTCACCGTGGCACGCGCCAGATCATCCAGGGTACCTACCCAGGTGAGACCGGGGCGTGGGCTCACAACGACTGGCTCAAGCTGCTGCTCCAGTTCCGTACCTTCTCCATCATCTCCGCCGATAAGCAGTTTGCCCGTACCCGTATGAACCACGGTATGGCGCAGGCCGCTGGCTACCTCCTGGCTTCCGGTGCTGCGGCGATCCCGCTGCATCTGGCCCGGGTTCAGGTGGCCAGCCTGGGTCGGGAGGACAGGGAAGAGTACGTGGATAAGGCTACCTCCTGGCAGGCCCTGGTCCAAGCGAGCATGAACTACACCGCCCTCTCGGGGCTGGGTGGGGATGCGGTAGAGCTTGCCATGGTCGGCTACAGCGGCTGGTCTGGTAACGAAATCGAGTCTGTCAAGGGCCGGGGCAAGTCCCTGGTCGAGCAGATTCCAGCAGTAGGGGTGATCGAGCAGGGGTTCCGGGTAGCCAGTGGGAAGGGTAGCGTCACCGACGCACTCAACCTCCTGCCTGGAAGCCGCCTGCCGTTCCTCGTCCCCTTGGTCAACATGACTAGGGACACAGAGTAAGCGGGAAACCCGGGCCAGCAATGGTCCGGGTACCTCCCTATAGTAGCATCAACCGCGCGGAAGGGCGCATTTTAACTGGACTATCATGCAGAATGAAACAACTTCGGCGCTGGCTAAGCTAAGCCCGGCAGCGGGCGTAAGCGGGGCGACCATGTTTGGGTTTCCTCTGCCCGATGTAGTCCTACTCATGACCCTGTTCTACACGGGTCTCCAGGTATTCATCCTGGTTCGTGACAAAATCTACCGACCCTGGAAGGAGAAGCGTAATGGCCGCGACCGACAAGGTACTCGGTGACCTACATAATGCAGTTGCCCGGGCTCTGATTCGAGCCATCGAAGGGTACACCGACAAAGAAGGCAATCCAGTTTATCCGACCGCAGCCGAGATGGGCGCTGCGATCACGTTCCTTAAGAACAACAACATTACCTGTGTTGCCACGGACGACAACGCCCTGGGCGAACTACAGCGCAAGCTCCAAGAGAAGCAGCACGGCCGGGCCAACCCTGGCAAGCGCCTGCTTGAAGCAGCCCTAGCTGAGTACAAGACGGATTCAATGCAATGACCCGTGAATCTACCGATGCCGCATTAGACAGGTGGAAACGCCTGGGCCTATTGCAGGACCACTACCGAGAGTTCCTCCCCTTCCTTGAAGATGTGATGGACCTCCTAGGGTTCTCGGTGTCGGAGCTTCAAGCCGACATTGCACATTTCATGGAGCACGGTCCCGCCAGCCTGATGATTCAGGCCCAGCGGGGTCAGGCCAAGACCACCATTGCCGCGGCCTACGCGGTGTGGAGTCTGATCCATACCCCCAAGCTCCGGGTCCTGATCCTGTCCGCAGGCGGAACCCAGGCTAACGAAATCTCTACCCTCATCGTCCGGGTCATCATGACCATGGATGTCCTGGAGGACCTACGCCCCGACAAGAACGCGGGCGACCGGACCTCCGTGGAAGCATTCGACGTGCACCACTCCCTTAAAGGGGTGGATAAGTCACCGTCCGTGGCCTGCGTTGGTATCACTGCCAACCTCCAGGGTAAGCGGGCGGACCTCCTGATTGCGGATGACGTGGAGTCCGTCAAGAATGCGACCACTGCCCTACAGCGGCAGCAGTTGCAGCACTTGACCCTGGACTTCACATCCATCTGCCGGGCTGGTCGTATCCTCTGGCTGGGCACTCCCCAGTCCAACGATTCGATCTACAACTCCCTGCCTGGGCGGGGCGTTACCATTCGAATCTGGCCGGGACGGTTCCCCACGGCGGCCCAACTGGACCACTACGGGGCGTACCTTGCGCCGTACATCACCACCCGCCTGGAGGCTAACCCCTCCCTGGGCCAAGGTGGCGGCATCGCGCGGGACCAGGGCCAGCCCTCGGACCCCGTGCTGATGGACGAGGAACAGCTACAGCGGAAGGAACTGGACCAAGGTCCTGCGTACTTCCAGTTGCAGCACATGCTGAACACCCGGCTCACAGATGCCATGCGGCACCCGCTCAAGACTGAGCGTCTGGTCGTGCTGCGTCTGACCGGGAAGGTCGTGCCACTGTCCGTGACTCCTAGCTACTCCAGCCTGGACCTACTCACGGCCAACGTGCACGGCTTTGGATTCAAGGTGGCCCGGACTCACAAGGTCTCCCAGGAAACTGGGCTGGTCCCCACGATCCACATGTATGTTGACCCCGCTGGTGGCGGCGCGAACGGGGACGAGACTGGCTATGCCGTGTCTGGTTTCCTGGCCGGCAACATCTACCTGTATGCGGTAGGTGGCTTGCCCGGTGGCTACGGTGTGGATACCCTCCGCGCCCTGGCCCGCATTGTCAAGAAGTGGGGAGTGGGCACGCTGACCATCGAAAAGAACATGGGTTACGGCGCGTTCCGCGAAGTCTTCCTCCCGATCCTTCGGGCTGAGTACGACAACGGGCATGGTCCCGAGGTCCTGGACGATTATGTCACGGGCCAGAAGGAGATGCGGATCATCAATACCCTGGAACCCATCATGGGCCGGGGCAGCTTGATCGTCAACGAGGACATCCTTGAATTTGACCGGGACAGCACGGCCTTGTATGAGGCCAAGCACCGGTTGTCGTATTCCTTCTTTCACCAGCTATCCAAGATCACCCGGGAACGGAACGCCCTGTTGCACGACGACAGGTTGGATGCCGTAGAGGGGACGTGCCGTCACTGGCAGGCCCTCATTGCCCAAGATCAGCACAAAGCCGTAGTGAAGGCTCAGGCCACCGCCTGGGCAGAGCAGATTAAAGACCCGCTGGGCTACAACCGCTACAAGCGGGGGCAGACCGCAGCTAGTATTCTAGACGCCAGGAGGCGCAAACGATGAACCACGCGCAGCAGGCCCATGCGTTGGTCGACACCTACCGGGGCTTGTTCAAGGCGTTGCCCAAGACCATCCGCATACAGTCCTGCCCCCGGCAGCGGTATGCTGGATGGTGTGTTTGGGAGAGTCACAAACCCCGCGAGGTCCGCATCAAGCTAGCCTCTTTCCTGTTCCGGCCTGACCATTGTCGGGAGTTGGTCCTGACCATCCTGCACGAGCTACTCCACGCGGAGCAAGCCGCACTTGGCCTGGACATGGAGCACAACCTGTACTTCGCATGGCGGTCGGCAGAACTTACTGCCGCTACCGGGGTGCACCAAATCTACGACCCAGAATATGATTCTTGAAAAGCTGCCCTTCCCGGGCCAACTCAGTAACGGCGTGAACCTCCGCAAGGAAGTCTGCAAGGCTGTCAGCTACGCCGAGACCATCCGGGACCTTAGCCCGGATACCACGACCCCGGAGATTCTGCGCCAGTTCTTCCTGGATTGCGCGAAGCTCCTTGAACCCCCGAAGAAGGAAGTCAAGAAATGATCCCCTCCCGTATCCCCGCCGTTTCCCGCCTGGGCGACGTGCTGTCCAACCAACTCCGCCACACCCTGGCGCACTCCGTTGACGCCCTGACCCGCCGTGTCGATGCCTTCGCCGGCACCAAGACGACCGAGGCTGCCGCGATCAACACCGAGCTGCAAGCTGCCTTTGACGAGGCCAAGGCTTTCATCACGGGCCGCTACGCGATCCCGACCGTGACTGCCCTGAACGACGTGGCTGGCGTTGCTGCCGGTGGCGAGACCATCACCCTGACGGGCACCAACTTCCTGTCCGTGCACAGCGTCAAGTTCGGCACGACCGAGGCCACGTCTTTCCAGATCGTGTCCAGCACGTCCATCAAGGCCGTGGTTCCCGCGCATGCCGCTGGTGCCGTCAACGTCCTGGCCGTCAATTCGGTCGGCTCCGCCGCTGCTGTTGCTGGCAACGTCTACACGTACAGCTAATGCTGGCTACCCTTCGCGGGCGTTTGATCACCGGAGTAGCCGCATCCGGTATAGCTCTGGTGGCGTACTACGAAGGGTACAAGCCCCAGGCTTACGTTGATCCGGTCGGGATCGTGACTGTGTGCTACGGGCATACGGCCACGGCCCGGCTGGGCCAGAGCTTTACCCAGGCTCAGTGCGACACCATGCTCCGGAGCGACCTAGCGGTCGCGGAACGGGCTGTGAAGCGCCGGGTCCTGGTTGACCTGGGCCAGCCCCAGTTCGATGCGCTAGTTTCCCTTACCTACAATGTGGGTGAGGGAAATTTCGCAACCTCTACTCTACTCCGCACCCTGAATAAGGGCGATTACTGCGGGGCAGCCCGTCAATTCCCTCGTTGGAACCGGGCTGGCGGCCGGGTTCTCCCTGGTCTGACCAAACGCCGGCTCGCAGAGCAGGCCCTATTCCTGGAAGGACTGGACTGTGGGATTCAGCATTGATATCGGTACGCAGACGGGGGTTTCCCCGATCACTGCGGACAAAGGAACTACGAGCACCCCGGCCGCTGCGGCGCCGGCCTCGTCCCAGACAATTGGTAGCCAGGAGGTCAAGGACCTGACTGGCGCCGTCATCGAAGGGGGTACCCAAGACGGTATCTCGGTGGACTACAACTCCACTACCGGCACGGCCGACTTCACCAACACCGACAAGGGCTCCGTGGCCGTGGCTACCCACGAGGCCACCCCTGATGTTCACCAGATTGCGGATGTGGCTGGGCTCCAGACGGAGCTTGACCTTGCCCCGTTCGAATCCACGGGCTCCGTGACGGGCTTCGCCCTGAGCGTGTTCAGCACGACCCAGGTCACC